TTGCGGCGATTGTACTGATCGTGCGGTGGTTGAGCGGGTGATGGGGGGAGAGAAGGCGGGGGCGGTTGTTACCGATCCGCCTTATGGAATGGATTTGGATACAGATTTTACAAAATGGCCTGTAAACATGGCTGGATTGAAAGCTAATAAATTTGCGCCTGTTATTGGAGATAGCAAGCCATTCGATATAGCAGAGGTAAAAGGATGTGAAGGAATAGTCGAACAATTTTGGTGGGGCGGAGATTGGTATTACGAGTCTTTGCCCGCCGGTGGTTCATGGATAGTTTGGGATAAACGAAACGAAAACGCCGATGAAATGATAGGCAACACTTTCGAGATGTGTTGGAGCAAAGTACAGCACAGACGTGAATTTATACGGCATTATTGGGTTGGTGTTGTAAACAAGGACAAGGGTGACAAAGAGCGATACCACCCAACTCAGAAACCGTCACCCGTTATTGAATTTATTTTGGAGAAATATACCAAAGACGGCGATGGCGTCTATGATCCTTTTGTTGGCAGCGGCACAACCCTAATCGCCTGCGAGCGCTTAAACAGAAAATGCAGGGCTATCGAAATAAGCCCTGGCTATGTGGCCGTAGCGCTCCAACGCTACTACGATCTTACCGGCGAAACGGCGGTGCTGCTATGAGTCAGTCGGTTGGGTTTGGTTCGGCCTGGTGGCGCAGGTACGCCTGGGTTGCGGTTTCGTTATGGGATGGTTTCATGTCGGTTAATCTCCTTGACTCTATAATACATCGATCCGGCGTGGCATACATTAAAACAATCTAAGAGTCAGTTAAGAGAATGGGCACATAAAGCAATGAGTAACGATAAATTTACAGCAGAGCAGGTGATAGAAGCGATCAAGGGCACTGGCGGAATCAAGACCACCATTGCCTCGAAGCTCGGCTGCGACCGGATGACGGTGGACAGGTACATCAGGCACTTTGTAACCGTCGCTGCCGCATACAAGGCCGAGCGAGAAAGCATCCTCGACCTGAGCGAGGGCGTGGTTTTACAGAACATCCAACTGGCGGCCAAGCTGCAGCGTGGCGATTCGCCGGTTCTTGTGGACACCAGCGATGCCAAGTGGGTGCTGGCGCGCCTTGGACGTGATCGCGGCTTCGGTGACCGAACAGATTTGGGCAACGCCGATGGAGAACCGCTGAAGGTCGTATGGGAACATGACGCGAGAAATCAGGTTCAAGACGCCGGCGCTGCATCAGAAGCAACGCCTGATCAAGAGCCAAGCCAAGAGGTTTAATGTTGTCGATGCTGGCAGGCGCTTTGGAAAGAACATACTCGATGCTGACCTTGCCATCGAGCCAATGTTGGATGGCTTTCCGGTGGGTTGGTTCGAGCCGACCTATAAAAGCCTGGCTGACCAGTGGCGCGAGATATCCTCGGCGGTTGCGCCAATCACCAAGCATGTCGACAAAGATGAGCATAGGATCGAGCTTATCACCGGCGGCGTCCTCGATATGTGGAGCCTGGACAACCCGGAGAGCGGGCGTGGGCGCAAGTACAAGCGGGTCATTGTTAACGAGGCGGCGTTCATCCGCGAGCTGCAGTACGCCTGGGAGAAGACCATCCGGGCGACTCTCATCGACCTGCGCGGCGACGCCTTCATTGGCGGCACACCCAAGGGGCTTAACTATTTCTATCAGCTTTATCAAGAGGCCGAGTCCAAGAAGGACTGGGCGCATTTCAAGTTTAGCTCATACGACAATCCCTTCATCCCTCCCGAAGAGATCGACGACATGGTGGCTAACTACCCGCAGCGGGTGGTGCAGCAGGAAATCTTTGCTGAGTTCTTGGAAGATGGGGGCTTCTTCATGAACGTGCATGCCTGCGCTACGGTCTCGAAGCCCGATAACCCGGACGATCACCGCGGCCATTACCTCGTGATGGGTGCGGACTGGGCGAAGTCGGACGATTACACGGTGATCACGGTGGGATGCCGCGACTGCGCCAGAATCGTGGATTGGTGGAGAACGGGCGATGCCGATTACATCAACCAACGCGCCAGGCTTAAGCTGATGGCCGGCGAGGATATGTGGGACGTGGTGGCGGTGCTGCCAGAGCGCAACAGCATCGGTGAACCCAACATCGAACTGCTGCTGGATGAGGGCGTGCGCGTGATCAATGGCCCCGACAAGAAGCCAGGCTTTTACACGACCGGCACCTCGAAGCCCATGCTGATCCAGAACCTTGCCCTGGGCCTGGAGCGCGGCGCCATTGCCATCCCCAAGGATTATGTGGATGAGCTTACCACCTACCAGATCGACGTGACCGAGGGCGGGCACTCGACCTTTTCTGCGCCGGCCGGCATGCATGATGATCGTGTCATGAGCCTGGCTTTGTGTTATTATGCAATGACCAAGGGCGCATTTGGAAGCGCCTCGCAGTGGATTGACACTCTCAAAGCGAAGAACACCGCCAAGCTGGAGCAGCTATACGGAGTCGGTCAGATCCCCGAGGCGGCGATCATTAAACCCGCTAATGCCGACAGGCCGCTGGCGGCACTTTATAAGACAGGACGGCGACGATGAGCATACGAGACGCATTCAGAGGTTTTGGCATGGGGCTGCGCAAAGGCCCGATGATTCCAGTTTCGGACCTAAAAAACAGCAAGATACGCGTGAAGCCATCCGACAAGATCAGCGGCACGCCCGGCACCATCGAGATCGAAACCGGCGGGCGGACGGTGACGTCCGAGGCGACCATCACCGGCCCAAGCAACAAGGCTGGCCCGAAAGCCACCGGCGAGTACAAGACCGAGATTCGCACCATCGCCGGCCTGGGCGATTTGCGCGTGGTGGATACCACGCAGCAGCCCACCGGCGCAGATGTACCCGGTTCGTGGTCGCGGCTGTGGTTGGGGCCAGGCAAGCCATTCGAGCCCATCGACGCATCCTCCAGAGATAAAGACAAAGAAATGGAGCCGAGGTCGTTCCAGTACGTTTCCAGCGTCAACTCGACGCTGTCCCCGCGCATCAGCTACGGCCTGATGCCCTTTGCCGACCTGAGGATGTATGCCGAAACCGTGCCAGAGGTATCGATGTGCATCCGGCTGCTGACCGAGGAGCTAAAGAGCTTCGTCCCCACCATCGAGGACTTGAACGGCAACAAGGTCGAAGACCCGGCATATTCGTGGATGACCACATCGCCCGACAGGTTTAGCCCGTGGCCGGTTTGGCTGTCTCGCTTTATGTACAACGTGCTGGTCTACGATTCGGGGTGCGGCTACATGATGCGCAACCAGGAAGGCCAGATCATTGGCAGCCGGGTGATTGACGGGTCTACCATGTTCCTGTTGATCGATGAGCGTGGCGAATCGCCCATGCCGCCTGCGCCGGCATTTACCCAGGTGATTTGGGGCGTGCCCAAGATGTTCTTGAACACATACCAGATTTGGTACAAGCCTCGCCACCTGCGCACGGATGCGCCCTATGGCCGGTCACCCATCGAGGACAGCCTGCCGGCGGTGCGGCTGCTGCAATCGCTGTGGGAGTTTGAGTATGAGAAATACCAGATCGGCAACATTCCCGAATTGCTGATTGCAGTGCCCGAAGGCTGGCATTCCACCGTCGAGGAGATATTGGAGTTTGAGGAGAACTTCAACGCACGCATGAGCGGGTCGAGCGCCGAGCGCGTGCGTGCCCGCTTCGTGCCTGCCGGCATGGAAGTGCTGCAAACCAAAGAGATCACCTTCAACCAGGAGTCGTATGATGCCGCAGCCAACTCGGTGCGGCTGGCCTACGGCATACCGCAGAGCGAGGTGGGAGATTCGCCTGCCGGCGGGTTGGGCGGATCAGGCTACGCAGAGGCGATGCAGAGCGCCTTCTTCCGCATGGGGTTGTCCCCGCTGATTGGCTACACCGAGGGGCATTTCAACGACATTATCAAAATGAACGGATGCACCAACCGGCGCTTCAAGCTGGCATTTCCGCCTGAGAGCCTCGATCCTGCGAAGGAAGAGGAGAAGGCGACCAACCGCTTCACCACCGGCTTGATCACCAGGGATGAGGGGCGGCAGGCGATCAGCATGAAGCCAAAGGGAGGCGATGTCGGAGAGTATATTGTCGATCCAGGCAAGGGCGACGATCCGAACGGCGGCGGGCCAGGCGGCGGCATGCCGAAGGGCGCGCCATCGGGTGGCGGCGATGATGGCAGCGGGCGCCTGCCGGTTTCGGGTGGCGCAGGTAGTGTGCAGGTGACTGGGCCCAGCGGTGGCGTGCGCGTGCTTCCGAGCAAGGGCAACGTGCTGGTCAAGTGGGACAAGGGCGAGGCGCTACAGAAGCACTGCGGCGTGTGCCCTGAGGATGACCAGTATTTCGGCCAGCCCGTGATTGGCGCAGAGTTAGACGTTGAGATGCCCAAGCAAGGCGCCAATGAATCTTACATAGTGACGGTGGGTTCTAACCGCTTACCAGGACGCCCGGCTGTGTGGAAGCCATCCAGCGGCGAGGACAAGAGCCTGGATGATTGGATTGGCGGCGATGAGTACCGGCGGGCAGAGGCGGTCTACTGGATGGACAGAGAGCTTGCCCCCGACAAGAATCATTACCTCGTACCGGTGGCGTTCATGGACGAGATCGACGGCGTGCCCGGTTCGGTTGAGCTTTATGTACCCGGCCCCGATGACGACAAAAAGCGCAAGATGGCCGACCAGTACGCCCCCGAGTGGATTGAGCAGGCGGCGGTGCTAGACTACATCACCGGCCAGATGGATCGCGGCTTCAAGAACTGGCTGACGCATCCTGACAACGACCGGCGGCCCATCTTGATCGACAATGACGCCTCGTTCCCTCCCGAAGAGCAGAACATCAAGAGCAGCTTCGTGGCGGCGATGGCCGGCAAGAGGTTGTCAGACAAGACGCTGGAGTCGGTCTATTTGGTGCTGGGTAATTACTCGTTATGGCAGGACATCCAAAGCTGCCTCGAAGATGAGCGGGCGGTGGAGGCAGCCAAGCAGCGGGCACAGCGGCTGTACAGCGACAAGCAGATCCCCGAAGAGGCCGGCAGCAGCATGATCACGGTCAGCTATGGCGGGGGCGAGGCTGAGAGCGACGGCAGCCTGCCGAGCGAGGTGATGGTCAAGGCCGACGACATTGTCGATCCCGACGACCTGGGCGCAGATCAACCAGACGAAGAGCCGGCGCAGACCGGCGTGATGGTGGCGTTCTTCGTACCCGGCGAGGTGGACGAGAAACTGATGACGCTGCCCATCGACTGGCCGGACGGCACCGACTTTAGCCCGCAGGACGATTACCACGTTACGCTGGCATTTTACGGCGATATCAGCGAGCAGGACACCGGCGCAGATCGGCTGATTGCTGGCGTGCGCCAGTACTGCGAAGGGCAGGCGCCAATCACCGGCAAGATCAGCGGGCTGGGGCGATTCTCTGATGTGGACAAGCCTGGCTTTGACGTCATCTATGCCTCGTTCGATTCGCCTGACCTACCAGAGTTCAGGCAGCAGTTGGTGGCAACGTGCGACAGAAACGAGTTCCATATCACCGGCGACCATGGGTTCACGCCTCACATCACGCTGGCCTATGTGCCCAAGGAGGCCGACCAGATGGCGCTGCCGGCCATCGAGCCAATCGACTGCGAGTTCAAGCAGGTGACCGTCGCATGGGGCGGCGAGCAGACGCCTATCGACCTGAAACCAACCGAGGCTTAAATGCCACCCCGACTCTCCGCCTACCAGCGAGACATCCGCAACCAATGCGACGCCCTTGATGAGGTCTTGACCAGCATCACGCTGGCCGAGCTACAGCGACTCTGGCGGCATCTGCGCGCCAAGATCATGCGCATCGAGGCGATCAGGCCCCAGGCCCCGGCGCTGCAAAAGCAGTACACCATCACGCAGGGCCTTTGGGATATGTTCCGCCAGCACCTGCATGACCGGCTGCTGACCGAGCTAATGGCCGGCACCATCACGCTGGACGCCTTGCACGCGCAGCACCTGGAGCGCCTGTTGGGTGAGTCGACGCACATCGACACCGGCGAGCTTGCGCGTGCGATGGAGAGCGAGCTTGCGACGCGCATCACGCACACCACGAACCTGCTGCAGCGGAAGGTGGCGAATCGGATTGTCGGCTGGTACAACTCGCCGGGGTCAACGGTGCGGGATCTGATGGATGAGCTATCGCCTGAGTTTGGGGTGGTGCGCGCGAGCGCCATTGGACAAACCGAGGTGACCAGGCTGAACAGCAAGGTGCAGGAGGCGGTGGCGAATAAGCTGGGGATTGGCGAATGGATTTGGGACACAAGAAACGACCAGGATGTTTGCACGCGGCGCATGAAAGGCCCCGATGGAGCTATGTACAAGGGCTGCCATGAGCTTCACGGCAAGGTATTCAAGATCGGTATGCCAATGCCACCAGATGGAAGCCACGTCGCGTGCCGTTGCGCGCCCCGGCTTCGCCTCAAGCCGCGTGCCATTCCCGCACCCACTCCGCCTATCATATCCCTGCCCTACGCATCCAGCCAGGAAGGTGACCAATGATGCCGACCATGATTCCCGTTCGATGGCGCGTAATTCACAAGGCCGACTCCGTGGAGGAAAAGCATCCGCGCCGCGCCGATGGCGAGTTTGTCCCCAAGGGTTCTGGCGGTGGTGGAGCCAAGATCGAGGCGCCGGCTGCCGTGGTGGTCAAGCGCCCAACGATCCCGGCGCTCCTCGGCAAGGAGCCGGATTTATTCGGGCATAAGGGCTGGTCGTCGACTGCCCATGGCTTTTACAAGCATCACGGCTACTTCCGGGTCAAGGTTGACCTGGATGAGGTGTCAGGCCGGATGAAGGTTTACTACGCCCCGGACAAGGGCGGGACCTATTCGCTGGTCAGTGGAGCCGACGCCTCCGATCCCGACAGGGCCTACCGCATGGCAGAGGACTTGCTGCGCACCAGGCCGGCAGCCGATGGCGACACCAGCGGCGATGGCGGCGGCGATGATTACACCGGGCTGCCCCCGACACCGCCGAAGCCGGCGTATGTGCCGAAGAGGATGAAGGATAGAGGCGCAGACTATCAAGGCACTACCGCAAGGGGTTCGGCATGGTCATACGAGAGCGAAGCTGGGGACGGTAGTTGGAAAACCATTACTAAAACAAAAACCGGCGACCCCAGAACTTTTCGACACCCTGACAAAGACTCTGCACTCAAGGCCGCCGATGAATGGCTGGAGGATGTGAAGCTAGAGGACATCGACGACGTCCCCGTTGGCTACACCGAAACGCCGAGCATGTGGAAGCGTCATTCTGGCTTCTGGGACGTGAAGGTGGTCAAGGGTGCGGATGGCCTGTCTGTTTGGGGCAAGAAGCCGCATGACAAGTACGAGAAGATTGGCGATTACGGCTATGCCGACGCCGACGCTGCCTTTGAATTGTCGAGCAAGTTTCTCAAGGACAAGGATGCGTTTTCCGGTGGAGCAGCACCCACTCCGACGCCTGTTCCGGTTGCGCCTGCGCCGGTCAAGCCTGCGCCTGCGAAGCCAACGCCCCCGCCTGCACCAATGCCACCGCCGGTGCCTGCCGATTACAAGACGCGGCACATGCACACCTCCGGTTCTGGCCGAGACAAGCACGACTATTATCGCGGCAGTACCTCCTATGGAACAGCGGAGGTGTATTACTCAATCCCTGCCGGCGGCCATTGGAGTGTCAAGGGATTCCCGGCGGATGGCGGCGACTTCGAGCGCGTGTACATGAGCGACCGTCTGGAAGAGGCGCTATCGGCGGCGGATGATTGGCTGGAGGGGAAG